GGTCCTTAAACCTGTGCCCACAACCGAGGAACAAGAGGCGGCTTAACATGAACGACGACCTGGACAAGCGATTGTCGGTACATGAGGCGATCTGCGAGCAGCGTTACAAGAATATCGAAGAATCGCTAGATAACGGCAAGATTCGAATGAAGCACATCGAGTGGCTTCTTTACGCCACGATCCTTGCTGTTCTATTCGGCCCAGGTGTGGCTGCAACCTTCGTCAAGAAATTCTTCGGTCTCTAATATGCTTGACCTTCTGGGCAGCGGACTTCTAGGCTCAATCTTTGGCGGTTTATTCAGGCTTGCCCCTGAAGTCTTGAAGTTTATGGATAAGAAGAACGAGCGTCAGCATGAGCTCAGTATGTTTCGTCTTCAGACCGACCTTGAGAAAATGCGCGGTGAATTTCGGGTGGAGGAGAAGTATGTCGATTACTCCATTTCGCAGATGGATACGATTAAAGAGGCATTTAAGGAACAGGCTACCACTGCTAAGGAAGCTGGGTGGCTTGCGTCTTTTATCACTGCTATTACCCGTCCGGGCCTTACTTGGATTGCTTTTGGCGTGTATGTGGCTGTTAAAGCAGCCGGTCTGACGATTGCATTTCAAACCAACGCTAACTGGGCTGAGGTGTTGACCAAGAGTTATGACGAAGATGATTTTGCCATGCTTAACATGATGTTGACGTTCTGGTTTGTCGGTCGCAGCATTGAGAAGTACAACAAGTCATGAACGAGGCTAAGAAGCTTTGCAAAGATATTCTAATCAAGCCGTTTGAGGGGCTAGCAAAGCGTCTGCCTGATGGGCGTGTAACAGCTTATCCTGATCCAGGAACTCGTGGACATCCATGGACTATTGGTTGGGGTGCAACGGGTCCCGACATCAACCCCGGCACCATCTGGACGATGGAGCAGTGCGAAGAGGCTCTAGATCATCATGTTGAGTATTTCGTGCAGAGTATCACCAAGCTCTCGCCTAAGATCCAGACTGCTTTACCAAGACGCATTGCTGCCGTGACGAGTTGGGTGTACAATTGTGGCCTAGGGAACTTTCGAGTTTCCACGTTCAAAAAGCGCGTTGATGCGGGGGATTGGGGCGGTGCAGCCGAAGAGTGCCAGAAATGGAACAAAGCTGCCGGAAGAGTCTTGCCGGGTCTTACTCGACGTCGCGCAGCCGAAGCTGCATTCATGAGGTGAAATCATGGCAGTAACGATGACTTACACTAGCCTCGCCGCAGACGTTCAATCCTACTTGGAACGCACAGATACAGCCACTATTGATAAAATCCCGACGTTCATCATGCTGGCCGAACAGATTCTGGCGGCAGAGATTAAATTTCTTGGTAATCTTACGGTAGATACCTCAACCCTCACTGCAAGTGACCCGGTGGTGGCTAAACCCGCGAGGTGGCGCAAAACGGTGTCTATCAATGTAACTGTAGCGGGTGAACGCCGACCGGTGCTTGAACGTCGCTACGAGTACATACGGAACTATTGGCCCGACCCCACCGAGACTGGCGTGCCGCTCTACTACGCGGACTATGACTACACGCATTGGTTCCTTGGACCCACTCCGGCTGCAGCCTACGCCTTTGAGGTGCTTTACTATGAGCGCCCAGTGCCGCTTGATTCCACAAATCAAGCCAATTGGTTTACCGAATACGCGCCCCAGGCTATGCTCTACGGGTCACTCCTGCAAGCGATGCCATTTCTGAAGAATGACCCTCGGATCCCGACTTGGCAGTCAATGTACGATAAATACGTCGCCGAACTAAAGACTGAAGATAAACTGCGCATCGCCGATCGTCAAGCCATAGCCGTGGACACATGATATGCCTACTTACGTCTCTCCTTTTACCGGCGACGTCGTTCAACCTACTGATGTAAGCTACCGGTCGTTCACTCTCTCGGTGAGCACCACGCTCGAATGGCCCCTGGCCAATAGTAATACCGGTAGTTATGCATCGAGGATTATGGAAGTATTGCCGACTACGGCGGGACTAACTCTCCGAATGCCTGCCGCAAACGCGACGTCGAACGGCACGGACTCGCTGATACGGAACCTAGGTGCTAGTTCTTTTACGGTAGCTGATAATGCTGGGAATACGATAGTTTCCATCGCCGCTGGACAGGCGCAGTACATTTACGTCACCACAAATTCCACGGCTGCAGGGACTTGGGGCGTGATAGCTTTCGGGATCGGATCTTCGGGTGCTGATGCGGCGGCGCTGGCGGGTAAAGGGCTTCTCGCTATCACTACCACACTTAACCAGAGTCACCCAGTGCTCGCAGCTTCTACAGGTGGGACTTTCTCTGCAGCCGACCGGGCGCAAACGCGACTCTGGTCAGCTGGTGCAGGCACTTATACACTTCCGGCCGCAGCTACACTGGGCGACAATTGGTTCGCGTTGGTCAAAAACAACGGTACCGGAACCTTCACGATTTCTAGCACCGGTGCGGAACTGATTGATGGAGCGTCGGCAAAAGTCTTTAACCCGGGTGAATCCGCGTTTATTGTGTGCACCGGAACCGCGTACATTACAGTTGGGTATGGTATTAGTGCTTCATTCGCATTTACCGCGTTAGTGAAATCTGTAGCTCCTGGCGGTACAACTACCTTAAATTCGAACGAAGCACAAAATAACATCCAGACCTTCACCGGGGCTCTTACCAGCAATGCGACGGTGATTTACCCACCAGTCGTGAACCTTTATGTAGTGAACAATCAGACTTCTGGTTCGTTTTCACTGACGTTGAGCACCGGATTGGGTGCAACCACTACGGTGACACAAGGGACAAGAGCCACCGTAATTTGCGATGGTACGAATTTTTACACTGCGAGTTCGGCCTCAGTTACTTCGGCCATCGTTACGCTTGTCGATGGTATTGTAACTGCACCGTCGTTATCGTTCGCTTCTGAAACCGGAACCGGCCTTTGGCGTCCTGCAGCAGGACAATTGGCAATTACGGTAACTGGAGTGAATAAGTTCCTTTTGACTTCCGAGGGTCTAGCCGGAGGTGCATTTTAATGACCTCTAAAGTCTTCGCCTTAGATACGAAGCCCGGGATTCAGCGGGACGGTACGCTTTTCGACAAGCTGTATTACACCGATGGTCGATGGGTACGATTTCAACGCGGAAGACCCAGAAAAATCGGTGGATATTCAAAGATCACAAGCGCGATTCGTGGGCCAGTGCGTGGGATGTTCGTAAACCCCCAAGGGTTGCTGAATAACGTGTTCACTGGCTATTCGGGCGGTCTCCAGAAGACCCCAGTAGATAACAGTGGTGTGGGCTCCGGGGTGTCCGACATGACACTTACCGATTTCACGGCCAGCGCGAATAACCTTTGGCAATTCGACTCCTTCACGGACACACTGGGCTCCGGACTCACTTATCTTCTCGCACATCCCGGACAGAATCTCGCGGATATTAATAGCTCGGCGAACACCTCGGTGCTGGCTGGTGATATCACGGGGTCCACACTTGGGAAGATCGGAACGTTTACCGACTCAGTAACTCTTACCACCGGCTCAAACACGGGTACAATAGCAGCTGCAAACCCGTTGATAGGTGCAGGCCAAACCGTGGGGCCAACTACTAATTTCGCTGCGGGTACTACGGTTGTTAGCGTTGTAAGCACGACTGTTACATTTTCGACGAATGCTTTAACTACCGGCACAGCGACGCTTACCTTCGACAACAACGTCAGTGTCTCGGGTGGCGTGGTAGTGTTACACCCTTATGTGTTCGTCTACGGTAATAATGGTTTAATACGCAATTGTTCGAGTGGGAACTTCCAGGACTGGGTCACCGCTGACGCGAACGAGGTGAACGTCGCCACTGGTAAAATCGTTCAAGGACTACCGGTTCGAGGCGGTTCAAATTCACCATCAGGACTCTTTTGGTCGCTGGATTCTTTGGTTCGAGTCAGTTACGCTCCGACCTCGATCACCGCAGGGGCGACGACGATCACACAATACTGGCGCTACGATATCATTTCGACCCAGTCTTCGATCATGTCTTCGCAATGCGTCATTGAATACGACGGTATTTACTATTGGTGCGGCGTCGATCGATTTCTGCTGTACAATGGCGTGGTGAAAGAGATTCCGAATCCGTTCAATCAGAACTACTTCTTCGATAATCTGAATTACACCTATCGTGAGAAAGTCTGGGTTACTAAGGTTCCCCGTTTCGGTGAGGTCTGGTGGTTCTTCCCGAATGGATCCTCCGAGTCTGAATGCAACGATGCGGTGATCTACAATATTCGTGAAAACTGTTGGTACGACGTGGGTACAGCAGTCGGAGCACGAAGATCCGCTGGTTATTTTTCGCAAGTGTTTGCTCGACCAATCGAAGCTGGGAGCGAAATCACCTCGGCCAATGGTATCGAGAGTCTAACGATTACTAACGCGGGATCTGGATACACGAATGGAACTTACAATAATCGAGCCTTGACGGGCGGCACCGGAACTGGCGCTACCGCGAACATTATCGTCGCCGGTGGTATTATTACCTCGGCTATCATCTACAATCCAGGGCAAGGATATACAATCGGGGACGTACTATCCGCTTCTATCCCCGCCGGTGCTGGACTGGTGCTCACCGTCGCTACGATCGGGAATTACGTCACCATGTGGCAGCACGAATACGGGACCGACGCCGTTGATGGCACCTCGGTGCTTGCGATCGAATCCTATTTCGAGACCAATGATCTTGGGTGGGTCTCAGGTGGACCCTCAGAACCGACAGCCATTGGCCAAAATAATTGGTTACACTTGGAGCGGGTAGAACCCGATTTTATCCTCTCTGGTGAAATGGAAATGTACGTCAAGGGTCGGTCTTATGCACAAGGGTCAGACGATACCACCGGACCGTACACTTTCGATTCTTCTACCACTAAAATCGACTTGCGTGAGCAGCGTCGAGAGTTACGACTGCAGTTCGTGTCAAACGTCGCCGGTGGTAATTACCAGCTTGGAAAATTACTGCTGAGCGCAGACCTTGGCGATGTTCGAGGTTATTCATAATGGCGCTAGTCTACGACCCCCGCTACCACACCTGGGATTCTTGGGCTTCGCTCATGGTCGAGGCTTATGGTGCGCAGCAGCTTGAAATTCCAGGGAGTGAGGACAATTGGAAGTCTTGGGCCGCAGGATTCGCTGGGATCGATTTGTTCGTCAAAGACGCGGTACCTAGTCCCTATGTGTTTGAGAATTGGGATGACTGGGCTACAGAATTAGTTAACGTTGTTAGCACGGCGGTGAAATAATAGGCGCCATGAACGGAAGGTAAAGATGAGTCCGCTCAAAAAATACGCTGAAGAGGTACGCAAAGCCGGACGCTACGGCGATACCATGCTTGCGCACATTACTCCGCGTGAAGCGGGTATTTTGAAGCTTCTCGGTGGGTCGGGAAGCACAAATCCACAGACAGGATTACCGGAATTTGTAAGCGATGAAGATATCCGAGCTTATATAAACGCAGTGTTGGCAGGAGGTGGTTCGGATGCTGATAAAGCAGCTACAATTAATGCGGCAGCAGCACAATATGGAGTCAGCAATGCACAAATTTCGCAGGCGACGGGGTACAGCCAAGACGTAGTTGATGCATATCTTGCACCTCCGCCACCACCAAATTATCCTTATGACAATTATTATGCAAATCAGTTTGTAGACGATTATTACGGGCCTGTCTATACCCCACCTCCCCCACCTCCACCCCCTCCGCCACCTCCGCCACCTCCGCCCCCTCCACCCCCTCCACCAACATATACTTATGACGATTATTACGGGTCTGTCTATACTCCACCACCCCCTCCACCTACTTATACGCCAGAAGTAATTCAACAAGCGTACAATGATCTTGTAGCGCAAGGTAAAAGTCATGCAGAAATTCAAGAAATAGCAGATCAACATAACGTAGGCAATATTGATGCTTACCGTCCTTCAACACCTCCTCCACCTTTATCAACAATAGGAGTATCTCAGACAAGTTCTTCAGATAATCCTCCATCTCCGAATGATCTTTCTACTCCTGCCAGCCGCGCACTGCTCGAGGAACTTGGTCTGAGCTATAGACCTATTCCAACTGTGAATGACCCTTCTACTAAAACTGTAGATTTAACAGAAATTAAAGATACTTTTACAAGAGCGATAAAAAATCCTACGCAACAATATTCTGAAGGTCCTGAATTGGGTTTAGTTGGTCAAGATTTTGATATTGGTACGGTAGTTAGAGATTATGGGTTAGATTCGGTTTTACAAGCAGTAAAAGGAAATTCAACGCTCGAAACTTTGGCAAGGACGCAAAAGGGCTCAGGCGACGAAATAATAAGCACCCCCTTAGGAGATCTTTTTGCAAGAGATGCATTGGCAATATTTGGAAATTTCGAAAAAGCCGGAATTACCAATATTGAAAACATTCCTATCAACGAAAGAGTAAAGAATGTTGCAACTTTGCAAAGGGGACGCTCAACGTACGGCTTTGATCTTGTTCCGCAAGAAAATGGCGGGCTTTCTGTTGAAAGCAGCGTTATTCACAAGTTGCCTTGGTATTCAGATTATGCGCCTATCGTAGCGATTGCATCAATTATCCCTTCCCCAGTACAACCCTTTGCCATAGCAGCAAATGCTGCGATTGCAATAAAAGAAGGTAACGCGCTTCAAGCTATTGCTGCGCTTGCCCCACTGGCAGGGCTAGACACGGTAGCCACCATTGCTCGTGTCGCAGATGCTGTAGATAAAGGAAATGTGCTCCAGGCTGCTGTTACACTTGCGGGTAGTAAAGCAGGTGCAGATATCGGGAAAACAGAAATTTTTGATGGTGTCAATGTAAAGCAGGTGCTCCAAACGGTAAATACCGCCCAGTTATTAAACGAAGGCAAGGTAGGTGCAGCATTAGTATCCGCTGGTAATGCATTGGGAAATCAAGAAATTGTTGCGGCTGGGCAAGCTGTAATTTTAAAAGACGCTTTAGATTCTGGAAACCCTGCAGCTATAGCAAATGCTGCTAAAAATCTAGGAAATACGGTTCATCAAGCAGCAGGAACAGGTAATGCCCCAAGCACTATTAGGGCAGATGCAGCAAATATAGCCGACATTGATTCTCAACTTGGGTTCCAGACCGCTGCGCTCTCGACTGCCGATCAAGAAAGTCTAGACGTCAAGCAGGATTTAGGTGCTTCGGCCTTTGCTGCTGCTAAAGCCGCAGGAGCGGATGACCAGACCGCATTCGATGTGTCCAATGCCGCGACTGTGGGTATTATAGCGCCTAGAACGACTATAACCTCGCTCGACACGACCTCCGATCCTGATCTCGTGGAGCCCACCGCACAAGATGCGTCGCGAATGGGTGCCGGGGAAGCCGTAGGTACCGGCGCACTCCAATCTTTAAAAACACAAGATGCGTCGCGAATGGGTGCCGGGGAAGCCGTAGGTACCGGCGCACTCCAATCTTTAAAAACACAAGATGCGTCGCGAATGGGTGCCGGGGAAGCCGTAGGTACCGGCGCACTCCAATCTTTAAAGGCAAGTGCCAACCCAACTGAAGATCAGCAAATCAGTCTAGCGCAAACCAATCAAGCGGTTAACAGCTTGCTTAGAGATTTTTCAGCCATTGGCTCTACGATTGAGCCAACCGATCTTGCAGACAGTTTAAGACTACTTAAAGACCCTTCTGGAAAACCTTTGCCCGAGTCGGAAGTTACAAGACTTGTAAATGCAGCAATCACGAATCGGACAGGCGTCGATATCATGATGCAGTATTCAAAGGTTAACCCAGAGTCCAGTATCGCACAGCTAGAGCGCAACACTGCCTTGTCGCAAATGGTGGCAGCAGGATTTTCCTCAGAGCGAGCCAATAACCTACTTAGAGGTATTGATGAACAAATTGCAACCAGATTAGAGAACAACCGCATCATTCAATCTGCATATAGCAATTTCACATCTGGAAAAGGCACGGAAGAGCAGTTACGAAACGCAATGACATCGGCCGGTTACGCAGATGCAGACATCAATAATGCAGTTATGCAAGGCAGAGCAATCATTGAAGGTGGAAAACTCACTTCTGGTGAACGGGTTCAAGAACGTGCCGCGAACTTACCTGACATTCGAGCAGAAATCGAAACTAAATCTAAATTTTCTGATGCTTATAGATTAGCCCGAGAAAAATTAGGTGCTGGAGCAACCTTCACTTGGAGGGGCGGGAGTTATTCTACTGCAACGGCTGAAGAACGACCTGACTTAACAGGTAGGACGACGAAAACAGGACCTTCTACAACCGTATCTCAAGCAGACACATCACAGCAAAACACAACACAAACACAGCAAGACACAACACAAACTGCTCAATCAGGGCAGACTTTGAAGGTCGCTGGCCCTGGAGGTAGAACTTTTACGATAAAGCTCCCGCTTTCTGAGCAGGAAATCGCTAACAGAAACGCGACCGGCATGTTTGACACCGGTGTTAGATCGGTGATAACTGAAATCGGAAAAAATTTATCAACGCTTGGACAAAGAAATTATCAAGCCGCCACAAATTATCTGAAAAACAACCCAGATAGCCCTTGGACGCAAAGCGTAAGCACAGCTTACGAAGCGGCGGGTACGACGATGCGCGACCTTGTGGGTGGTGGCATGCTGGCTTTAGGTGATAAGCCTCTTGCTTTTGATATCATCAGAGGCGGTGAAGACCTTATTAGGCTAGGTCAGTCAATAGGTACCGGGCCGCAAGACACCGCAAATTGGGGAGAAACAACAGAACTTGTGCAGGCTACAACGAATCCTTTTGCAAAAGCCGCTATTGTCGTAGGGCGCATTTTGGACGGAAACAGCGGTTTAGGGCGTCAAGTAGTAGTCGAACTGCGTCAGGAATTGCCGGGAATTTTCTTCGGTGGTGGTACCGTAAGAGGTGCGCTCATAGCAGGCGGGTTGATTGATTCAGGCGAAACCGCAGGTAACGGAACAATTGAAGGCTACCAACAAGCTATCGATGAAGGAAAAACCCATGAGCAAGCTTTGGCCGAAGGTCGTAAAAGAGGTTTGGCTCAAGGCGCAACGGAGCTTGTAATTCAAGCTACGCTTGGAAAAATCACGGATGTTGCGCTCGGGCGAGCAACTTCCCTTGGAACGAAAGCCACCACGCGAGTTGGCTCAGAAACCGTTGAAGAGTTGAGTCAAGAAGGTTTAGGGTCAGTTGCTGGCGATATTGCAACGGGACGAGCGGTTGACGTAAACTCGGCTTGGACCAAAGCGGTTTTAGGGGGCTTCACAGGCAAAGGTACTGCGCTTGCGACAGCGCCTATATCAACGGCTCAAGATATTTCAGAAAGCTCAAGCCCTCCAATTGGCTCAGACCCCGAAGCGGTTAGCCGTTCGCTCGACACGATTCAAACGATCTATGGGGACTCAAAAGCTCAAGAAGTCGTTAGCACACTCACGTCATCTCCTGACTTAGCGGCTTCTGGGCAGCAAATCGCAACTAGCCTTTCAAATGTACTGGGCGATGACGCCGCTTCGACAATATCGAACAACTTAGTCGCGAATTTCGGACTAAGCAGCGCTTCAAGTACTTTGCAGGACCAAGACATTAGCCTTGAGAACTTATCAACTGTCGTTGGAGAAACCGAGGCAGGCGATGACATCACACTTGGTGATGCACTTGGCGCTGCGATTACGGGCAATGGCGAACAAGTTTCTCTCTCAACGGTGGTAGGTACAAACGCCGACGGAACGAACTTCACGCTAGGTGATTTGACAACTACCGTAAAGTCTTCAATCACTGCGCGAGCAGAAAGAACTCTTGGTGACGATTTAACTGCAACAGATCTTGGCGGCCGAACAGAAAGAACTCTTGGTGACGGTTCAATCGCAACAGATCCTGGCGGCCGAACAGAAAGAACCCTTGGTGACGGTTCAATCACAACAGATCTTAGCGGTCGAACAGCAAGAACCCTTGGTGGCGGTTCAACTGCAGCGGATACAAGTGTAAATACAGGCGCTACAACAGGGGCGACTGTCGGAGCAACTACAAGTGTCGGTGCTGGTACCAAGTCCGGAGTAACGACTGATACTGGGGTCGTAGCAGACACCGGAGTGAAGATCGAGGCCGGTGTTCAAATAAATCCGACGACTGGAGTTACAACTGACACCAAAATCGACGCGAACACCGGAGCATCGACTACGTCGATTACGGATCCGAATACCGGAACCAAAAGCACGGTCGTTGTAAACGATAACACTGGAGTGAACAGCAGCACGGTAGTCGAGAGCAAGACTGGGGTGATTACAGATACTACTACAGACACCAATAATGGGACAACCACCTCAGTGTCCACGGATCTGAAAACCGGTGAGGTCACAACCACCACTTCAGACGAAAATCTCGGAACTGTAACTCGGGTTACCGAAACCGTTGACGAAATCTCGACTACGACTAAGGACACGACATCGGATGTGACGACCAATGTCACTATAGACCTTAACACGAACATAACGACCGAAATTCGCGTCAACACCAACACGGGGGAAGTGGTGGTGACCGAGGTGATTACAGATTCGGGCGAAATAATAAGCACCGAAACCAAAACGGTGCAAGACCTCACTCAGGAAGAGATCGAGAAGGTCGAGGTTATAGACCCTGAGCCCGTCAACGCAGAAACCGTGCAGACTGCGCAAAAGTCGACGACCACCCGCACTTCCTCTCGCCCAGCAACGCCTACTAGAGGTGGCGGGATGCTTATGGGCGCTGCACCTGCGGTGACATCGAAGATTGATATGCCCGAATCGGTGTGGCTAGGTGGAAGATTCCGCACCGACCTACCCTCAATCGCGGCGATGTACCCGTTTCTTTTCCCTTCCCAAGAGCAGCAGGACACGGCAGCGGTATCCGCGCTGCGCCGCGCCTCAGGTGTTGAACCTCAGATACCCAAGAGGGGGGATATGGATTATTACGCATACGGTAAAGAACCTCAAGTACCTAAGAAGGGTGATATGGACTATTATGCGTACGGTAAAGAACCATCGATCGATAGCATGCTCGAACCGTACTTGAACGGGGGATCTGTCCAAAAGTACGCCCAGGGTGGTATAATGATGCCTTCGGCGCTGCAAGCCGCAGCCGGTGGGACACCACACAAGGGTTCGCACTACGTGCAAGGTGCGGGGGGCGGGCAGGACGACCTGATCCCGGCAAGGCTCGCGGACGGTGAGTACGTGTTCGATGCGGAAATCGTAGCGGCACTGGGTGATGGGTCGAACAAAGAAGGGGCACGAAGATTAGATGCAATGCGCGAGGCGATCAGGAAACATAAGCGGTCGGGGTCGATTAAAAAGATCCCACCTCCTGCTAAAAGCCCTTTAGCTTATTTTAGAGGATCAAAATAATGAGCCTTACACAAGGGTCGGCATTACCTGATGTTACCACCAAAAAGATCGTCGATACGACTGGTCCAACGTGGTACACAAATTACCTCGAAAATCTCGCCAAAACCGGAACCAGTGCACTCGGAACGTTTTCTGCAGACGGCAAGACCTTCACACCCGCAAAAGGTGAAAGTCTAGTCGCAGGTTTTGATCCGCTTCAGACCGCCGCACTTGCTCGGTCGGATGAACTTGAAGGGTACAGCGATTACCTTACCGACGCCGCTGATCTGGCCGAGAAGGCTGGGCAAGGAATCACCCCGGAACTCATCTCTCAATACCTGAACCCATTTATCTCAGGATATACCCCCGAGGACGGCAGCGCAAGAATGCCCGGGGTGGTGGAGGAGATGGAGCGACTCTCGCAGCAAAACATGCAGCGGAATCTGACCCCAGCGTTAAAAGCCTTCTTCGGTGGTTCGGGCGGAACAGGGTCACAACGGATGCTCGGTGCGCTAGGCCAGATGGGTGCGGATGTTCAAGCGAATCTAACTGGTGCGCAGACTCGAGCGCTGGCGGACGCTTATAACGAAGCGGTGAGAACCGCTGGAACTCAGGCCGGTCTCTACCGTACCGCAGCAGAAACTACTAAGGGTATCGGACAAGCGGATTTGGACGCGGCGATTAAATCGATTACCGGCCAGTTCGATCTAGGTGCGAAGAGCCAAGCTTTGGAGCAGTCAAAGCTACTGGCACCGATTGCTACGGCAAAAGCCGCAGGCGACATCTTCGCGAACCTGAAAGTGCCGTCCACAGTGACCGAGGATTTCAAGGGTCCAATGCCCGGTGCGTACGCCTCCTCACCACTCTCGCAAATCGCCGGACTCGGGTCACTCTTCGCTGCGGGTGCAGGTGGTAAATCAGCAGTCCAAGGAATCACCGATACCTTCAAGAGTCTTTTCGGAACGGGCGGCGGCGACAGTGGTGGTGGAGCGATTTCCGATTGGTTAAAGGGTTATACAGCTGGGGCGACCCCAGAATCTACCATACCTAAGGGTGATTTAGGGAGCTTTAATGATAGCTCCGGGATTGAATCACTAGAACTCTACGGGTGATTTAGGGAGCTTTAATGAGTGATACCGGGGAAGACGCGAGCGGCTATAGCCCACTCCTGGCACAAATGCTCAAGGTCGATCCGAACAAGCTCGGAGACGTGTCCTTGTCTGCGCTCGGAAGACAAGCGATGGGATCGGAGACCGAAGCCTACAAGGCAGCTGTGGCTGAGGTGACGGCGGCGCGGGAAGCGATGAAAGCAGCACTCGAGAATCGCAAGGGGCGTATAGACCCTACGATGCTCGCGCTCGCTCAGGGGTTCTTAGCACCCACTAAAACCGGCTCTTTTGGCGAATCGCTCGGTACCGCAATAGGGTCCTACCAACTAGCTCAAGCGAAAGAGGAATCACGTGCAGCTGAACTCGCGAAAATGCGCTTGGATCTTGCAAACAGTGCAATCAGAGAGGAGAAGGAGGCTGCAACACTGGGCCTTAACGTCGCATCAAAGCTTACTCCAAAATTCACCGCTCTCCAGCAGCAAGTCCAGTCCGAAGGCATCGACCCAAGATCCCCGAAAGGCATCCAGCGAATCCTAGAGCTCCAGGCCATAGATAAGGCCACGCCTGAAATGCGAGAGTTCGCGGCATCACAAGGCATATTGCTGACCGACCCCACGTTTGCTTCAAGATTCAGGGTGGCTCAAGCGAATAAACCTTTAACCGATGTCGGAGCAAGACTCGGCGTGGACCTTGCAACACCCGAGGGTCGACAATCGGCGCAAGCAGAGCTACAGCGCGAGGCTTTCCGTAGAGAGAATCCTGAGGTAGCGAAAGCGCTTGCTTCCTTCGGTGGAGACCCGCTCAAGATCAGCGATCGTCAACGAGCGGAGGAAATAGTCACACGCGAGGCTTTCCGTAGAGAGAATCCTGAGGTAGCGAAAGCGCTGGCCTCCTTCGGTGGGGACCCGCTCAAGATCGCCGATCGTCTACGGGCGCAGGAAATAGTCACACGCGCTCGAAATCTTGAAGAATCCTCGAAGTCCCAAAGCATCGCAACGTCGAGGCTTCAGGCCGACCGATTGCGCCAGGAGATCGAAGAGAATCGCCGCACTGGAAATCCCACCGCAGTCGCCGAGACCGCGAGAGCGGCCGGGGTGCCGTTGGATACAAGAGATCGGTACGCAGGGCTAACGCCCAAGGAAAAGGCCGAAAAGCAGACCCGGGACCGAGAGGCTGCAGACAAATATGTATCCGAGAAGATTAATCCCTTCCTCGCGGGACTGGACGACGACGTAAATAACCTGCGCCGCGCACTGGAGCTGAATAAACAGATTAACACCGGGATAGTGAAGGGAATGGGGTACGGTGTCGGCGAGGCCGCGAAATACCTCTCCGGTGACCGTGCAAAATTTAACGAGTTCGACTCACTGGCCGCGCTGTCTGCAAAACAGAACAGGATTCCTGGCGATTCTAACGTGTCGAACATCGACGTGCAGATGATGCGCCTCGGGACGTTCTCCTCGGACAAGGAGCGGAGCAGCAATGACACGATCATTCAATATCAGCTAGCTCAAAGACTTCGTGACCGCGATTACCAAAATTATATGTCCAATTACGCGGCGGTTAATGGTGCTATTACTCCTCATGCTACTGCTGAATGGCGAAGATATTTAGATGCTAATCCTATCATCGCTCGAGACAAAAACGGTAAACTGATTATGAACCCAAATTGGGTGTCTCACACTACGTATTTCGCCGCTCCGCGAGTGAAGGTAGACGCTACCGGAAAGGAGAAACGGTAATGGCTAAAGAGCGGTTTATAAATGGTGTCATCTACGAATTCCCGGACAACACGTCGGACGAGACTATCGAGCGATTCGTGGCTCGTAAATCCGGAACTGCTCAAGGTTGGACCCCTAAGACCCCGGTCAAGCGCGAAGAACCGAATCTCTCCGGCATGCCTGCTGCATTCGCACAGGGACTTACAATGGGGTTCGCGGACGAAGCTATGGCTGGTGCTCGGTCGCTCTCTGGCGGTAATTACTCGGATCTCGTTAAAGCCGAACGCGAATCACTCCGCAAATACCAAGAAGAGCACCCGATTAAAAGCTCGATCGCCGAGGTTGCCGGTGCTGCAGTCCCCGCAGTGATAACGGGCGGGGCGTCCCTGGCTCCGCAAGTTCCAGCGAGATTTGCTCCGAAGGTAGCACAGTTCCTTTTTGGCTCCTCTCCCTCAATCCCCCGAGCAATGGGGTATGGTGCGGGGCAGGGTGCGATAACCGCTGCTGGAACCACCGAGAAGCCACTCAGCGAACTTCCTACCGAAATGACCCGGGGTGCTGCCCAAGGGTCGCTCCTCGCGGGTGGGCTTGGGGTGCTTGGCAAGTACGCAGTAATGCCCTCCTTCCGAGCGTTGAAAGCGAAAATGGGATTTGGCGACGATAATAAGGCGGCAGACATCGTCATTGCTCGAGCATTGCAGCAGGACGGCAAGACTCCGGATCAGGCACTCGCAACACTTCAAGCAGTACAACGTGGTGAAATGACCCTGGCCGATATCGGAGAAGCCACCGCGAACCTGCTTCGCCGTGCCTCCCAGGCACCGGGACAAGCGAGAGATATAACCAAAAGCGCTCTTGTGCAGCGCGAGGTGGGACGAGTCCCCCGGGTGTCTGACGACCTTCGTACCTTGATGTCAGGTAGCAAAGACTTCTACACCGACGTCCAGAACCTACTAGATTCCAGGCGGACCTCGGCCAACGCGCTCTACCAAGATGCGTGGTCAAATGCCCCTATTTTCACCCCGCAGAATTCGCAGGATCTGGCCAGACTCTCGAATCTACCCTCGTTTAAGGAGGCGATGAAAGTCGGCCAGCGCAGGATGGAAGACCAGGGGATCGATGTTTCGAATCCCCAAAACGTGCTCCGTGGGCTGCACGAGACAAAGCTCGCATTGGATGACCTGATTGATGCGCAAACGGACTCGATCACCCGTAAAGTGTCGCACCAAGGCGTGACTTTAATGGATATGCGAAATCGGTTGGTTCGAGAAATGGAGAAGCTCTCGCCCCAGTACCAACAAGCGCGACTTCAGTACGCCGGGGACTCCGAGATGCTCGATGCTATGGAGAAGGGTAAACGCGTCTACCAGTCGCCCGAAATGATCATGCGGCGCGAGATCGCAGATTTCTCCCGGAACCCTTCGGTTTACGACGCTTACCGTGCTGGGATCGCACAATCAATGCTCGAGAGACTCCGCGCAGGGGGCGGTGCAGCGGATCCGCTACGGACGGTGTTTCCGAAGGATAGTGAGGCTAAAATTCGGCAAGCGTTCAGGGACGACCAAGCATTCGACGAATTCAAGAGCCGACTTCTTGAAGAATCGAAGATGCTCGGCACCGAGAAAGCCGGGTTCCGACGGACTGCGATCGACGCTGACCTCGACACCCAAGGAGCTTCAGGAGTGGGCGCTGCTCGTGCGCTCCTGTCAGGAAGCCCGGTCCAGGCGGCGCTCGAAGCCCTCCGCGCAACGTTCCCCCGGGTCACTGGGATGCCGGAACAGACGGCACAATCCGTGGCAAGTAAGCTCACCACTCCGACCACGGGACTAGATCCGGTGATCGAGGGCATTCTGCGAAGCTTGCAAGCGGAAGAAACGGCGTTAAAATCCCAATCCGCCTTGGCCAATATCGGTGGAGCGCTCGCCGGAAGCCAAGCAGCAGCAAGGAGACCTACTCCTCAATATCCGGAGGACACCCAGGGGCGCGAGGATGGGTCTCTGGCTGGCTCCTTGGGGTCTCCGTTGAGCTTGCAGAGGTAGCAAGCTACGTTAATAGCCACCGGGGGTTCGAACGCCTCCGAGAGGCTCTCCTTGCGGTTCTTATTTCGCACACCCGCATGAACCCTACCCTGGCGATGACCCATGTGGTCCGTGGAGCAGGGTTGCCGTCTGGAACCCTTCGAGACCGTTCCGTTGTTCCACTATGGTGGAACAGAGATGGAACAGTCTACTAGCTCCGAGGTTCCGTCGGACGGGCGTTCTGAGGCAGTGGTATTCCTGTTACTGTTCCACTGTTCCATCTGATATATATACATATTCAGGTTCGGAACACGAATATTATACGTATATATGCATGGAACAATGGAACAATTGCCGAGAGGCCTTACGTGACGGGGGTTCTGGCTGTTCCATCTGTGTTCCATCATAATGGAACGGTGGAACAAGGTCGGAGCAATGCTAAGACTTGCGCTCCGGGGAGAGATATATTATAATTATAGCAGCCCACCGAGGTGGTGTCAATAGTAATAGATAGAGGAAAGCAAAGGATGGAAGGGTTAGTGAACGACTTCGCCGATCTATTCTCGGGGAACCTGCGCTCTTACGGGCGGTGGGATCCGGTCTCCGGGAACATGTCAACGGTAAAAGGGGAGGTCTCGAACGACCAGTACCTGGAACACCTGGAGGGTGGAATCGGGTTAGGGATCGTTCCTGTGTCGGACGGTGGTACCTGCAAGTTCGGGGCGATCGATGTGGACAAGCACGAGTCGCCAGAGGATATTAATTTCGAGGCGTTGCAAGCCAAGATTAACGAGTACCGGCTCCCGCTAGTGATGTGCCGGACTAAACGCGGGGGTGCACACCTGTACCTTTTTGGCGACGAATACCTCCCGGCCAAGCAGGTGCGACGGGTGCTCGGATCATGGCGGGATGTACTGGGGATTAAGCACAAGACTGAGATCTTTCCGAAGCAGGACTCGCTCGTGACTTCGAGTGGCGAGAAGGCGCTTGGAAATTGGA